CAATTTCGAAGATCCGCAACGGGCATCTGGTGCCGAGCGCTGAGTACGTGTTGCGCGTCCATGACCTGACTGGCTGGGACATTAAGTTAATCAAGGGTCTGCTATGAAGCCGGCGATCTGGAGAATATTTCAGAATGGCCGCTGGAGTTACGCCGACCAGCCCAGTACCCGGCACCAGGACAGACCGGCCTGGCAGCCTTTGTACGCCAGCGCAGACACTGACGCAGGCCGTGAGGTTTTGGCTGCCTGGATGACCCGGCAAGGCTATGCCACAGGGCATGGCGACACGATAGAGGATCTGCTGCAGGAGCTGGAGCTGGGCATTGCCGATGGCCGGACAAGGACTCTAGCCAATGGCGTGCAGGGTGAGCGCGAGCAGATCGTCAAGCGGCTGGTCGATGACGGCTGGTTGATGGCCGCCAAGATGATTGAAGCGAGGGGGCAGGGATGAAACTAATAATTGGCGGCATAGTTGGTGTGCTGTGCGTGTATCTACTGGGCGCATTTGTTGAGGCCAGCTTCAACACAATGGAATGGACTAAAGATGCGCGCTTTATAGTGGCAGTATTTATGCCGATAGGCGCAATGTCTGGCTTTGCTTTTGTTGCAAATACGGGGGAGCTATGACTGACAAACAATCTGAAGCACTGAAGCCGCTAATAGACTGCCTTGCCGATGTGCAGCGTGAAAACGCGAGACTCAATGCGCTGAATGCGGAGTTGGTGGAAGCGTTGAATAACATCATCGAAGAACCGAAAAACACGATGAGCGACAACAAAGCGTTGCGGGAAATAGTTCGGATAGCCAAAGCAGCACTCGCCAAAGCGGAGGGGAAATGAATCAACCTTGGTATATAAAACTTGGCTGGTGGCTATGCGAAAAAACAGGGCATCTTGGTGTTAGTCGCGCATGGACTTTTAACGGCTACTATCACCGTGACTGTGCGTGGTGCGGAAGGATTGTTAGCAAAGCAGTCAAATCGGAGGGGAAATGAATAACGACAGAGAGCTATTGCAGCAGGCGCTGGAGGCGTTGGAAGCAATGCAAAGCTATGCAGCGGCAGAGAACAAAGGGCTGCGTATTTGTGATGAAGCAATCGAAGCACTCCGCGCCCGACTATCCCAATGCGGCCGATGCGGCGAAGTCAACCCGGCTGAGATACACACTTGTACGCCACAGCCTGTAGGCTGGATATACGAGGATGACGAAGGCCGTATGATCTTCAGCCAGATGCCGCACCCTGATCCTTTGTGGGAGCCTGTTTACAGACTGAAAGCCACCAATGACAGATAAGGAAGTCATGCAGTTGGCGCTGGACGCCCTGGTTAAGTGGCAGAGGATCTGCCTGGTCAAGAGCAGGGCAGCCAACGAGCTGATGATCCCGACTAAGGCGATCTTTGCCTTGACTGCTGCGCTGTCCCAGGACGAGCCCAAGTGAGTGCTATGCCAGACAACGTCGTGCCATTTGCTCTGCCCAAGAAGCCCAAGATCGTCGAGAAGGAGCCGCTGCCAGACCAGCGCAAGTTCTCTGTCATGCCGATCAGAGCCGTCAAAGACAAGGATCTGTCACATGTGGCCATCAGGGTTTTGGGTTTGATCTGCACCTACACCAACAGAGCTGGCATCACTTGGGTAGGCACACAGCAGCTGGCCACAGACCTGCAAGTGACCCGGCAAGCCATCAGCAAGCAGCTAGTCAAGCTCAAGGCTGCAGGCTATGTACAGGTCATCCACCGCGGCTATCACGGCAAGAGAAACGATACCATTCGGGTAATCTTTGACGAGAGTATCGACACCGAGACAGCCATTGCCATCACATCAAGACACGAAGACACAAGGCCACCCGTCATGAGACAGAAGCAGGAAGACGAGATCAATAACACCATCGACCCAGAAGGATTACGTCGCATCAAAGACATGATCCGAGGTGTCATAAAGCCAATGAATGAACCACCGAAGGAGTATCAAATGCCCAAAGGCGACACCATCACAGTAGCCAAGATGAAGGCAGAAATAGCTGCCAAGAAGTCAAGGAAGCAAGCCCCTGTAGACAACCCAGCGGTTGACAATGGAGAGCCTCCTGTAGACAACCACCAGGTTGACAGTGTTGACAACCACAGGGTTGACATAAACGCGGTTATAACGAAAGAACAGTTATATATAAAGGTTTTAGAAAAACATAAAGTAAAAGGTTTAACTAAGGTTGATGTTCTAAGGTTAACTACATGTGAGTTGAAAGAAGAACAACTAGATGCTGATGTGGCAATGTTGCTAAACCTTTACGCATCCGAGGGATTGCCTGTGCCTGACGCTGGAATGCTGGTGGATTCGATCATTCAGCTGCATCTGGACGCTGCTCGAGGATAGGCAGTGCCGTTTAAACGCGATCTAAGGCACCCGCAAGCTACGATCGGGGGTCAGGCAATAGGCAGACATGGGCAGCAGCATCTAAGCGCTCACAAGGGCTGTAATCAGGTCTGTCCAAATCGCAATCGAACGTATGGGTTTTGGACAGGGGGTGGTGTGTGACGTGTGCTCGGAAGGCAGGGGGGGGTCAGCGACGTGTCCCCAAAGAGCCGGCACCTGGCACGCACGCTGGCGGGATCGATACTGTTGTCACTCTGGCACCTCTGTTGTCAGAAAGGCACCCCTTTCCCCCCACCCCCAGCCGTAGCGTGGCGGGGCTCCCCCACAATTTTTCCCCACTATTTTGAGCTGTGGGTTTTGTTGTAACTTTAGGAGGTTATCAAAATGTCATATGAAACAAAGTACGAGAAGAGACCTGGTCAGGGTAGTGCTTTTGCCAACAAGGACAAGAAGGAGGACTGGCACGCTGACTTCAAGGGTGATGTGTTGTTGCCTGATGGCACGTTGCACTGGCTTGAGGTGATGCCGGCGACGACCAGGGCTGGTGAGCCTTACTTCAAGGTCAAGATTGGTAATGTTAAGGTGCCGAGGGCTGGGATGACTGCGCACAGTGAGGCTAAGAGCAATGGCTACCAGCCGCTGGGGCAGGCGATGAAGTTCCCGGATGCCAACCCTGATGCGGATATACCCTTCTGATGCCAGCTAAAAAATATCCTTCCAACATCCCGGTGGGTGGCTTGACGAGCTTTGGCGGCACTCGCACGCTGCAACGCCGGCTGGAGCGCTCTAACACCCTGATTCAAAACCGGGAGGCTGTCTCTTACGCTTTGCTGTGCATGGCCAACACCAAGCTGACCGACATCATGACCTGGGACGAGGATGGCCAGGTCAAGGTGAAGGCCAGCAGGGACATACCTGAACACGCACTGCAGGCGATTAAGAAGATCCAGGTCAGGGTGGACAAGGACGGCAACAACACGCTGGAGATCGAGCTCTACGACAAGGTGGGTGTGCTGCGACTGCTGGCCAAGGCGAGTGGCTTGCTGGACAACCCCGATGAAAACGACAAGCCGAGCGTGATTGATGTCAACGTGGTGGCACCCAACGCAGAATAATGAGTCTCTGGAGGAAACGTGGCAAAAGGAAAAGAGCAGTCGAGCAAGACGGTATCGAGCGAGGGGCTGAGGTTCGACTTCAGCCACAGCCCGGTGATCTACGACTTCTTCGAGTCGAACGCATTTGTGCAGGGGATCATGGGGCCGGTGGGCTCCGGCAAGAGCTACGGCTGTGCGGCCAAGATATTCAAGAAGGCGATCCAACAGAAGCCCTCCCCGATTGACAATATCCGGTACACCCGCTGGGCTATTGTCAGAAACAGCTACCCAATGCTAAAGACGACGACGATCAAGACCTGGCTGGATCTCTTTCCTGAGTCTACCTTCGGGCCGATGCTCTACACCCCGCCGATTACCCACCACATCCGGCTGCCCGCCCGCGGTGAAGCCGCAGGCATCGACATGGAGGTCATGTTCCTGGCGCTCGACCAACCCAAAGACGTCAGAAAGCTGCTGTCTCTGGAGCTGACAGGTGCTTGGGTCAACGAGGCCCGCGAGCTGCCCAAGGCGGTGATCGACGGCCTGACCCACCGGGTTGGCCGCTACCCCACCAAACGCGACGGTGGCGCTACCTGGCATGGCATCTGGATGGATACCAACCCGATGGACGACGACCACTGGTGGCACAAGATGGCCGAGAAGGAGAAGATGTCCGGAGCCTATGCCTGGAAGTTCTGGAAGCAGCCAGGCGGTATCCTGGAGGTCGATCCAGCAGAGCTGCCGGACAACCCAGAGGCCAACGATCACATTTTCTCTGCCGGCAAGTGGTGGCGCGTCAACGAGCGAGCCGAGAACATCAACAACCTACCTGGCGGCTACTACCAGCAGATGCTGCTGGGTAAGAACCTGGACTGGATCAAGTGCTACGCCGGTGGCCAGTACACCTATGTGCAGGAAGGCAGACCCGTCTGGCCAGAATATGACGACTCCATCATGTCTGGCGACACCGATATATCCCCCGATGTCCCAATCCAGCTGGGGCTCGACTTCGGATTGACCCCGGCGGCCACCATCGGCCAGCGACTGCCGAACGGACGCTGGGTCATTCACCACGAAATCGTCACCTTCGACATGGGTCTGGAGCGATTCGGCATGCAGCTGTTAGCCGAGCTCAACGCCCGCTATCCAAACCACCAGGTGCTGGTCTGGGGCGACCCCGCCGGTATGCAGCGCGATGGCATCTATGAGGTGACAGCCTTCGACCACCTGCGCACCCTGGGGCTGCGAGCCCAGCCTACAGCGTCCAACGACTTTAGAGCCCGCAGAGAGGCAGCCGCCGCACCGATGCAGCGCTTAATCGATGGCAAGCCAGGGCTAATCATCAACCGATCCTGCAAGCTGCTGCGCAAATCCTTGGCCGGTGGCTACCACTTCAAGCGGGTGGCTGTCGGTGCCGGCCAGGAACGCTTCAGAGACTCGCCCAACAAGAACGAACACTCACACATCGGCGACTCATTCGGCTACCTGATGATGGGCGGCGGCGAATATAACCGCATGACCCGCACCCACCAGCTGGGCGGGAGATCACCCGGTATGACAGTGGCAAAGATGGACTTTGATATTTTTACTTAATTTATATAATGCTTATATATTTGGCATTGCAGGCTATTGAAAATGCAATAGAATTACTCTAATTGTATTTATTGGGGGTGATCATGGCTATTCCTTGGTTGGCTTTGGCAGTTGCTGGCGGCGCTGCTGCTCAAACATACGAAGCAAGAAAGGCTCGCAAAAACGCCGAACGTCAACAGACGATGGCTCTGAAACAGCAGGAGTCGGATGCGTTGGCTATGCGTAATGAGATTGCGCGTCAGACGGCTGAGTTTGCAAAGCAGGGCGCTTCACTTGAGCAGCAGGCTGAGATAGCCCGCCAGCAGTTTGAGGAGCAGCAGCTGCAATATAAGGAAAACAGGCTGTTGATGGAGCAGAAGTCCAAGGAAGTGCAGGCGGCTGTTGATGAGGAGCGCAGAAAGGCTGCGGCGTCTGAGGCATCCGCACTGCGCGCCAGGACTCGAGGTGGCCGCCGTTCGCTGCTCTCGCAGGAACGCTTAACTCCAGAGCTTGGTGTCACTAGCGCTCAGTTGGCACCTGGCATGGGGCTCCAATAATGGCTGTCTCTAAAGCTCAGATAAGGTCGCTGCAGCGTCGCAAGTCATCCGACATTGATCGCTTGGCACAGCAGTACCAGAAAGATATTACTGCCTTGGCTGGTGAATATGAGCAGTCATTCACTCGCTTTCAGACCGAGCGTGAAAAACAAATGGAGCCGTATAACTTGGCGGCAGAGAAATACAGCACCGAGGTGCTGCCAAACTATGAGAGAGATTTAAAAGATTTTCAAAAAAAATTATCAGACTATGAGAAGTTATTGGTAGAAACTGAAAAAAATCCCTACGAAGATAAAAAAATTCAAGGAATGTATCGCGGTAGTTTTCAAAAGAAGGCTAGTTCTGCCGACCCCTATGAGTGGGGATATGTAATTGATGACAAGTTTTATGGATTTAAAAATCTCCCCAAGGGATACGTTGAAGAACGCGAAGGTGGAAATTTTGCTTTAAAGCAGAAGTCGGTTCCAAAATTTACAGAGAAGGCACCGGAGGCACCAACAGCACCAGAGATGCCTGAGTTTGCTGAATTTGATGACACAAGTTTTCAGACCAGGCGCGGTGAGCTGGAGACAGGGTTCAAGCGAGAGGTGGGCGAGCGTAAGGCCGCAAGACTGAGCGCTGTATCGCGCAAAACCGCAAGACCGCTGTTACAGGGAGCGTAAAAATGCCAGGCTTATACGAAAACATCCACGCCAAGCGTGAGCGTATTGAAAAAGGTAGCAAGGAAAAGATGCGTAAGCCAGGCTCACCTGGTGCGCCCAGCGATCAGGACTTTAAGAACGCAGCCAAAACCCGCAAAGACAAAAGACCGATGCTCAGTTCCTATAAGGCATGAGCAAATACAAGGATCCAGAGGGCGGTTTAACCGAGGCCGGAAGGCGCAAGTTCGAGAGATCGGGCGAGAGCAAGAACCTGCAGCCTGGTGTTAAAGAGTCGAGCCCGTCAGGCGACAAGGCTAGGCGCAAGGGATCCTTTCTGACTCGGTTTTACACCAATCCAAGTGGGCCGCTGGTCGATAAAGATGGCGATCCAACCCGGTTAGCGCTTGCCGCTAATGCCTGGGGCGAGCCAGTGCCGCGCACTGCGGGTGCCGCAGCCAGGCTGGCCGCCAAGGGTCGCAACATGTTGGAAAAGTACAAGCTAAACAAGGAAGACTGACATGGAATACCAGAAACCGCTAGGCGGTATGCGACTCAAACCTGATGCGATCATGAAGCGCCAGGAGCTTGCCCAGCGCAAGAAGGATGAATTCGAGCAACTCTACCAGGATGCCTACGAGTTTGCCCTGCCACAGCGCCAGCTCTATGGCGTTTGGGAGGGTGGCGTTACTGGATCCAAGAAAATGCAGCGGGTATTCGACTCGACGGCCATCAACTCGACCCAGCGTTTCGCTAACCGGCTGCAATCTGTTGTTTTCCCACCGCAGCGCAAGTGGGCAAGGCTGGAGCCAGGCCCGTCGATACCGTCTGACAAAAAGCAGCAGCTCCAGGCTGTGCTTGATGTGTACGCAGAACAGATGTTTGCCGTATTGAAGCAGTCAAACTTTGATATTGCTATCGGTGAGTTCCTGCTTGACCTGGCTGTCGGCACATCCTGCATGATGGTGCAGCCGGGTGACGATGTGTCGCCGATTAACTTTGTGCCTGTGCCACTGTTCCTGGTCAGCTACGAAGAGGGTGCAAACGGTCAGGTCGACAATGTGTACCGCCGCATGCGCATGAAGGGTGAGTCTATCCAGCGCCAGTGGCCAGACGCCAAGATACCTGACGATCTAAAGCGCCACATTGAGAACAAGCCCACAGATGATGTCGAGCTGCTAGAGGCTACCATCTTTGACCAAAAGCGCGGCGATTACTGCTATCACGTTATCTGGAAGCTAGGTAAATCAGAGCTGGTCTACCGCCGTCGCAAGAGCTCGCCGTTTGTCATCTCACGTTACATGAAGGTGGCCGGCGAGATATACGGTCGCGGCCCGCTGATGACTGCGCTGCCAGACATCAAGACGCTGAACAAGGTCAAAGAGCTGCTGCTAAAGAACGCCAGCCTGGCTGTTGCCGGCGTCTACACAGCTGCAGACGATGGCGTGCTCAACCCGAACACGGTAAAGCTGGTGCCTGGTGCGATTATCCCGGTGGCTCGCAACGGTGGCCCGCAAGGCCCAGCGCTGCTGCCGCTGCCGCGCTCTGGTGATTTCAACGTCAGCCAGCTGGTAATCAACGATCTGTCTGCAAACATCAAGCGCATCCTGCTGGATGAGTCTTTGCCGCCTGACAATATGTCTGCCCGGTCGGCGACTGAGATTGTCGAGCGCATGAAAGAGCTGGCGCAGAACCTGGGCTCTGCCTTTGGCCGCCTGATCAACGAGACAATGATCCCGCTGGTGTCAAAGATCCTTGAGGTTATGGACGAGCGCGGGCTGATCGACATGCCGCTGCGGGTCAATGGCCTGGAGGCCAAGGTGGTGCCGGTGGCTCCCCTGGCGATGGCTCAGAATATGGAGGAAGTCAACGCGATCATCCAGTACACCCAGCTGATGCAATCGTTTGGCACCGACGGGGCGCTGGCCATTAAGACTGACGCCGTGGTTGACTACATTGGCGACAAGCTGGGCGTGCCATCTATCGTGCGCAACACGGCAGCGGAGCGAGCTGTACTGATGGAGACAATGCAACAACAACAGCAAGAGGCGGCAATGGCGCAGGCGATGGCTATGCAAGCCCAAGCTGGAGCAGCGCCTGGAGCACCACCACCAGAGGAGATGATGTAATGGATGACGCAATGGAGTATGGCAAGAGGCCGGATGAGTCAGAGAAAGGCATGGGTTACTTTGGCGAGATCAAGCGCCCTGACGGTAACGTCATGACCGAAATATCTATCGGCGTCGGACTTGACGGAAAAGAAACTTTAATCCCATTGATTGTGCCAACGCTGACTAAATCAGAGCTTAATTATCTGATGAAGAATAATCCCGAAGCTGAAGACTTCATGGATAAATTGCCAAAATCAATTATTGATAAGGCTGTAGAGCACGCCTCTATGCGCATGAAGCAAAAGAAATCCCCATTCGCTGACGACGACGACGACATTGTGTCGATGCCTGACCGATGAGCTGGGACGAACTAGAGGCGATTACGACTGATATCCGCCCAGTCGAGCAGCAGCGCGAGGATATGGCGCGGCTGTGCCTGCGTGTGTTTACCTCAGAAGATGGCCAGAAGCTACTGAAGTGGCTGCGGCTTATGTATGTGGAAGTGCCTGTCGCCGTGCCAGGTACAGACCCCTCTCACGCTTTCTTTGCCGAAGGGCAGCGGACTGTCGTGCGGGATATTGAAGCACGGATTCAACAAGCGAGGAACCTATGACCGATACGGCAACTGCCGAGCCCGGTGAAAATACCGGCCTACTCGACAGCGTTACAGTCGAAGACTCAAGCAAGCCCGAAGATAACAGCCAGGCTGTCAGCATTGACCACAGACAGCGCGACGCATCAGCGCCAGCATCAAGCAACCCAGCAGAGAGGCCAGAGTATTGGCCAGAAAACTTCTGGGACAAAGACACCAACGAGCCAGACCTAGAGGGCATTGCCAAATCCTGGCGCGATCTACGCGGCAAGATCAGCAAGGGCGCTCACAATGCCCCGGCAAACGGCAAGTATGATCTGTCTGCGTTTGGCGACCAGGCTGAAAACAACCCTATAGCCGAAACCCTGTCCAGCTGGGCGAAGGACAATGGACTGTCCCAGGCACAGTTTGACGATCTGTCTAGCCAGCTGCAAAGCCAGGCGCAGGAGATGATGGCCGGCGAGGTTATCGACCCAGCTGTCGAGATGAAGCAGCTAGGCCCGAACGCCAACGCGGTGGTCAATGGCATGGTTGACTGGGCTCGCGGCCTGGTCAACAAGGGCGTCTGGTCTAAGGATGACTTTGACGAGTTTAAGATCATGGGCGGCACAGCCCGAGGGCTGACTGCGCTGATGAAAATCCGTGAGTCATATGAAGGCCGGGTGCCAATCGAGTCGATGCCAATGGAAGGCGCGCCATCCAAGGACGAGCTCTACGCGATGGTGGGCGATCCTAAGTATCAATCAGACCCTGCCTACCGGCAGAAGGTCGAGCGAATGTTTCGGACTTACATCCCGGAATAATCAAGAACCCGGCAAGCGCCGGGTTTTTCTTGCCTTTTTCTTAAATGTCAATACAATACCGACAAGGCCCACCGGGTAACCGACCCTGACTTGTAGTGAGATGCTACCGATTGGCTGCCGTAAACAGCAAGCACAGGCCCGCATCAGCGGCTAACCGACGCGCAAAACCACTGACTAATCAACTGAATGAGGTACGCAAATGGCTATTTCTTTATCTAATGCCTTTGTCACGCTATTCGATGCTGAAGTCAAACAGGCTTACCAGGGCAAGGCTATGCTGGTGGGTGCTGTGCGTCAGCGTCGTGGTGTCGAAGGATCTACTGTACGTTTCCCGAAAGTCGGTCGCGGTGTGGCTACTGCCCGCGTGACGCAGACTGATGTCACACCAATGAATGTTGGTTTCTCCAACGTAACCTGCACGCTGCAGGACTGGAACGCCGCTGAGTACAGCGACATTTTCAGCCAGCAGAAAGTAAACTTTGACGAGCGCTCTGAGCTTGTGCAAGTTGTCGGTAACGCAATTGGCCGCCGCCAGGATCAGCTGATCCTCGACGCGCTGAACGCTGCTACCAGCACCGGCACCGTGGCAAACTCAATTGGTGGCTCAAACACCAATATGAATATCGCCAAGCTGCGCGAAGCTGCAAAGATCCTGAATACCAAGAACGTGCCGTCGGATGGCCGCAACATTATCATCCACGCAAACTCGCTGGCATCTATGCTCGAGCAGACCTCGGTCACCTCCTCGGACTTCAATAGCGTTAAGGCGCTGGTGCAGGGCGAAATCAACCAGTTCCTGGGTTTCACTTTCCACGTTATTGGTGACCGCACTGAAGGTGGCCTGCCAATCGACGGCTCCTCGGATCGCACTCTGTTCGCTTTCCACAAGGACGCCATCGGCTACGCTGAAGGTATCGCTCCACGCACTGAGATCAACTACGTTCCAGAGAAGACATCTTTCCTGGTCAACGCTTTGTTCAGCGCTGGTGCAATCGCCATCGATTCCGAAGGTATTGTTAAAATTACTGCACGCGATACTGCGGCTGCAGCATAAGGAGATACTCATGGCTTACGATTCAGCAGGCTTCACGGCGTATAGTGCCTCCAAGCGAGGCAACGCTCCGTCGATGTACGGCTACAAAACAGCCGATGCTATCGCGGATGTCAACACCAGCGGCTACTTCAACGCGCTGGCCAACACGCTTGAGGTTGGTGACGTTGTTCACTGTGTGACTTCGACTGGCACGACCGCCGTCGTCACTCTGGTGTATGTCGTTTCCAACGCATCGGGTGTTGTGGATGTGACCGACGGCACCACGCTGTCGAACGCTGACGGCGACTAACCCGTTGTTCCAGTAGTGTCGGGGGCTGGTTCCTTTTCAGGGATCGGCCCCTTCTCACATTAAGAGGTTGCAAATGGCAGCAGGTGATACCGGAGTTTCGATCTGTTCCGATGCGTTGATCCTATTGGGCGCAAAGGCCATATCGTCATTTAATGATGGCACCGACGAAAGCTCGGCCTGTGATCGCCTGTACCCTGACATCAGAGACTCCACGCTGATGAGCTATCCCTGGTCATTCTCGATGAAGAAGACCCAGCTGGCGCGGCTGATTACAACGCCCAACAGTTTCTGGAAGTATGAGTATCAGCTGCCGGGTGATCGCCTGGGTAGCCCGCATGCTGTGCGTGATACGCCATCGGTTGGTGGTCGCATTAGTACAGATTGGGAAATTCAAGGCGATAAGCTGCTGACAAACCTAGAGCTGGTTTATATTGATTATCAGTTCCAGACGCCAGAGTTTGCGATGCCGCAATACTTTGTGCAGCTGCTGAAGTACATGGTTGCCTGGCACATTGCCGAGCCGATTACAGAGCAGGCAGACAAGACATCACGCTGGCGCGCCATTGCCGTGGGTGAGCCCGGCGAGAATGGGCGCGGTGGTTACTTTCGCCAGGCATCTGTCATTGATGGCAAGAACCAGCCGGTTCGAGTTATTGAGGACTACACACTCTTGGCGGTGAGGGGCTGATGCGCTTTGTCGATTTTCAGACTAACTTTTCCACTGGCGAGCTAGATCCGCTGCTGCGTGCGCGGGTTGATCTGCCGCAGTACGACAACGCCCTGGCTAAAGCGACCAACGTCCTGATCCAGCCGCAGGGCGGTCTGCGCCGTCGCCCAGGCACAAAGCATATTCTGGAACTGCCCAACAGCAGCACGCCCAGCGCAGGCAATGGCGTTCGGCTGGTGCCGTTTCAGTTCTCGGTTGATGATAGTTACATGCTGTGTTTTACGCACAATCGCATGTACATCATCAAGAACGGTGTAGTACAAACAAATATTAACGGATCTGGCAACAACTACCTGACCACCACAATCGGCTCCAGCATTGTCGATGATATGTGCTGGACGCAGAGTGCTGACACGTTGATTGCTGTGCATCCCGATCTGCAGCCTGTTCGCATCCAGCGCACTAGCGACACGGCCTGGACGGCAGCCACGATCACGTTTGATAGCATCCCAAAGTATGCTTACAACATTGAATTTCACACAAACATTGGCTCAACGCTAACCCCGTCGGCTGTTTCCGGCAACATAACGCTAACAGCCTCTACCACGCACCATGACTCTGGCACCCTGCAAGCAGGCACCAGCACGACGGTAACGCTGAAATCTACGGCAAGCGCCACTGACGACATTTACAACGGCATGTACGTCAACATTACTGGCGGCACAGGCTCTGGCCAAACGCGGCTGATTGAGGACTACAACGGCACCACCAAGGTGGCCACGGTCGGTGAGGCTTTCACGGTCACACCAGACGGCACAAGCATTTACACCACGACCACGTTTTCAGCTCTGTCTGTCAACCAGTACATTAACGCACAACCGCAAGGCCGGGCAAGGATCGTCAGGTACGTTTCAGCTACCGCGGTTGAAGCGATTATGGAGTACCCATTTTTTAGCACCACTGTAATTGATGCTGGCCGCTGGGAACTTGAGCACAACTATGAAGATGTATGGTCTGCAGGTAGAGGCTGGCCGAGGTCGGTAAGTTTCCACGAAGGCCGGCTTTACTTTGGTGGCAGCAAGTCACGGCCATCAACTATTTGGGGCAGCAAGATTGGTTTGTTTTTTGAGTTTGTCCCAAGTGAATCATTGGATGACGATGCGGTGGAAGCCACGCTGGACACCAACGAGCTCAACGTAATCACCGACATTATCAGCTCGCGTGACTTTCAAGTGTTTACGACTGGCGGCGAGTTTGTTGTGCCGCAGCAGGGAACCGAGCCGATCACGCCGCTGACATTTACTTTCAAGAATGTCAGCCGCAACGGCATCAAGCCTGGCACCCGCGTGCAATCCGTGGAGTCTGGCTCTGTGTTTATCCAGCGCCAGGGCAAGTCGCTCAATGAGTTTGTGTTTACGGATGTGCAGCAAACCTATGTGACGCAGCGTATTTCACTGCTGTCTGGCCACCTGCTCAAAGGCCCGCAGCGGATCGCTCTGCGTCGTGCGTCGAGCACCGAGGAGGCCGATCTGCTGATGATGACCAACACGGAAGATGGCAGCATTGCTGTGTTTTCTATGTTGCGCAGCCAGCAGATAACTTCGCCGTCAGAGTTTTTGACGGATGGCCGTTTTATTGATGTGGGCGTGGATGTGGTTGATATTTATTGCGTCACCCGACGAGTATTTAATGGCGTTACCAGGTACTTTATAGAACTGTTCGGATTTGACTATTTCACCGACTGTGCTTTTGTTGGTGGCGCGGCTGCCGGCGCATCTGGTCTACCGCATATTGGAAAGTCGCTTAACGTGATTACTGATGGCGCACCGCAGACTAATGAGACTGTTAGCGCTGGTGGGGCGGTGACGTTTGACCGGGCGTCTACGACTGCCTATGAGGTTGGTTTGCCTATTACGGTGTATATCAAAACCATGCCTGTAGAGATCAAGCTGCAGACTGGCAGTCGAATATCTTTTAAAAAGCGCATTGTGGAAATTGCTGCAGTGCTGCAAAACACGCAAAACTTAATAATCAACAACCAGCCGGTGGCGTTTAGATTACTGGACAACCCGCTGCTGGACGACCCGGTTCCGACATTCACTGGCATCAAGCGCATCAATGGCGTGCTGGGCTACAGCCGAGAGCAGGCTATTGAGGTATCGCAAAACCTGCCGCTGAAGATGAATTTGCTCGGCTTGGATTACCGCGTCGCAGTTAACTCGGGGACATAAGACATGGCTGAACCAACTGTTTTAGGAATGACTGGCGGCCAAACGCTGGCAGTAGCCGGCATGATTGGGGCATACGGCACAGCGCAGGCGCAGCAGGCTGCAGCCATCCAGCAGCAGACCAGCTACATGCTGCAGGCCCGAGACAACCTGGCTGTGGCCGAGGTGCGGGCAGAGATGTCAGACCAGTACGCGCAGATCCAGGCTGGCCGGATAATTAAAAAGGCAGAGATTGAGGCGCAGAATTACAAGATCGCTGGCAACCAGCTGCTGAAGAATCTACGGGCGACAAACGCATCGGCGAGAGCCAGGGCGGCTGCGTCCGGTGTTTCTTTTGGTGAGGGCAGCGCTCTTGCTGTGCAAACTGAGAATGTGCGCAACGTGATGATGGATGTCGGTATTGCTGACTTAAATGCTCTGACGGCGCAGGTGCTTGGTTTTGAAGATGCGACTGCAATGATTCAATCGACCGGGTATCAGAATTTCTTGAACGTGTTTGCGGCGCAGCGCCAGGCTGGCCAGTTTGAGCAGGCCGGCAAGGCAGCGCGTCAGCAGGGTGGTTTGCTGGCCAACGCTACCCTGATAAAGGGCGCTACAGATTTCGCACAAACATTCGTATAAGGCAACGACATGGCAACCAGACTAGAATCAGGGCAAATACAACTAAGGTCTGCGGGTGGCGTTCCTATGGAGCGTGTGACGCCCCAGCAAGTTGACTTTGTGGGACCACGGGCAGAGGCTGCCGCCGCAAACACAATGGCCAATATTCTTGACCGAATGTCTCAGAGCACGTTTCAAAAGGCCGCAGAACTGCGTGAACGTGAGGGCATACGGTTTGCGGCTGAGAACCCGCCATCCATTGCACAATTAAAACTTGCAGCTGGAATTGATGATGTGACAGGCGAGCCTTTGCAGGGCGGGCCAATGGTTTCTGCAATCCCTGGTCTGGGCAAAATATCAAGCGACATAAGTGTTTATGGCAAAGCATTGGCGAGGGCCAGGACGCTGCAGCTCGCGTCGCACTTTGAGATAGAAGGCCGAGCCGAGGCGGCCAAATTATTGACGGAAGTTCAAAACGGATCGATAACATCAAAGGATGTGTCGGCCAAATTGCTGACGGTTACTAACGGCTACGCAACAGCGCTGGCAGAAGTTGATGGCGAGGCGTCAATAAAGTTCCGCGCCACAATGGCCACGCATGGCAACACCGTTTTAAATGCGGCATATGAGGCTGAGAGCAAGCGCAAGAAAGCGCAGACAATTGCAAAGTTTGATTTTGATTTTGACAACAGCATGCAGTTGTTAGAAGCTCAAATTTCTCAAGGGTTTTTTACTGACAACAACGGTCAGAAAAGATCTATTGATGACATGGCTTTTATTGTCAATAAAAACATTGCAACAAACTCAGTATTGCTGGGTGACGCTGCTTTGCAAAAAGAATACAGCGAAAAGTTTAGGATAGCCCTGCGCAATGCCAAAATTAACGCAGTGACAAAGCATTTGTTGACCGATGAATATATGGCTGACGCTGACACTACTTTAAAAAAAATCAGGACTGGCGATCTTGGCAAAATGTCAGATGTGATGCAGGGTTTGGTTATAAACGACTTTGACGCTGTCGCAAAGATTACCGCCAATTACATAACAGCAAACAACGAGCGTGAAGCTATTGCAACGCGCAAGAAGGAGGCCACCAAATTAGCCGGCCAAGCTGCAGCAGTAGACTTGCTAGAGCAAATATTTCCTTTGGCAAAAAACAATCCAAAACGTGCGGGCTTAATAAATCAATTGCTGGCGCTGCCGCCAGGGTCAACACCAATCGGCACGTTGGACACTTTGTTATCGCCAGACAAGCCAACTGGTACTGGCGAGGGTAATTCATTAACAAACTACAACGCATTAGGTTTGATATTGAACGGCACAATCCAAACAAAAAAGGATTTGGATAAGATCCCTGGCCTTACAATTAAAGATAGGACTTCGCTTTTAAAATTACTTTTCAAAGATAACAAGTCTGAAGACGCGGCATTGGATCGCGCAATAAATAGATTGGCAGAGTTGCCAGGAACAAGTGATGGAAGTTTTGTTCTTGACCCCAAAAGCGCTGAATTTAAAAAACGTCAAACTTTAAAATTAAGGGTCGCTGAAATAGAAAACGATGCAGTTCAAAAAGGCAAACCAATTACGGCGCCAGAGATTATTCAACAGCTAGAAAAAGAAGAACTGGAGAAAAAAAATAAATCTGATGCAAAGCAGGCGCAGGATAAATTAAATAACTACGCCAGAAACCCAGACGGCAAGGCAAAGCCTGGGCGTGAGTGGATTACCGGGCCAATTACCAGTAGATCTATTGATGCGTTACGACGTCAAGCTGGCAATGATCCTGTAAAGTTACGCCAGGTAAGAGACATGGAAGCGCTGTTAAAACAAGCTCAAGGGAACTGACATGGCATTTAGCCAAATCGAAAACAGCTACATGGACATGATCGCGGAGGCGTACAACCCGACCATGCCGCCAGAGCCGGAGCCGATGCCAGAGGAGCCGTCGCTGGAAGGTTTGCAGCTGGCCGCCGGCCCGAGCGCTACCCGTACAGACGCACCACAGGGATATGGTGAGGCGCGAGCTGTGCAACCGACTAAGCTGGAGTCTGCGCTTAAAACCGCAGGCGTCACGCTTGAGCAGATTGGCCGCTTTGTTGATGGTATCGGCCAGGTCGATGTGCCTGGTCTTGGCCCAATCAGCCTGGCTGATTTGATCCCATTTGTTGGCAGCGCAAAAGGTGAACGGTCGGTTATGGGAACTGATTGGCAAGGCACGCCAATGGTTCTGCAGGCACCTGCTGAAGGCAAGCCCATAGTTACAGGAACAGGTCAGGCGATGCGCTTATCTGACGACGCCAAGCTGGCAGCGTTTGACTTACTGCCTGCTCAACAGGCCGTGAGGACTGGCGCACGCTTGGCAGTCAAGGGCGCAAAGAAAGCGGTGACAGAACTAGGCCCGACAGCCGGCAAGATGGCCGAGGATTACATGCGGGCAACCGGCGGCATCATGGATGTCGGGCCAGGAAAATTTGACCCAAAGACTGAGCTGCCAAAAGCAATCGATGCTGTTTCGTCTAATCCGGATTCTCAAATTTATTTGCCGCAAGCTCAACGCGCACCATCCGTTGCGCTTCGTTTGGCCGGCGTTGATCTTCAGGGAACGGGCGACAAGGGAACCATTACCGTTAATGATGTTGGGACAATCTTAGAAAAATCACAACTTTCATTAAATAAAAATAAACCGTTAGATCCCACAAAGCCAAAAGAGTTAGCAAAGATGGTTGACTCGGCTACCGCTGAAGCTGAATACCAAATGTCGCAGCCAATTAGCGGAGCCACTTGGTACGAGGATGACGTTCACCAGGCATTTATGCTGGGCTCAAAGATTGTTCCAGAGCTCGCAACCGATGAGCCGCTTCGCGTAATGACGACGGCGTTTGCCGCGTCCACCAGCTACAACAAACGAGCTGGCGAAAATTGGCCGGTTGCGGTTCGCATTACGGAACACTTAATGAAGACCGGACAAATGGCATCACGCAATCCAGACAATGGAAAGCTATGGGGCGGCACAACCGGGCCAATCATGGAGCAGCAATTAAAGCTGCATGATTACATGATTAAGCAAATGGGCATGGATAAGTATGCCGAATGGTTATTGACTCCGCACACAGTAAAAGAAATTTCTGATATGAAGGCCGCTTCTGGACTTTATAAAACACCCGGTATCCCAGGCAAAGCCACCGACATGAAGATGGGTGCTTTTATTATTGGAGAAAAAGGCGGCGCTTTCTTTTTAAACCTTAACGGTATCAAAGAAACAACTGCTGACAAATGGTTTACTAGAACTTACAACAGACACACGGGCACGCTTACAAGCGGGCCAGTAAGTGAACAGGGGCTGGTTGATGCTCCGCGCAATGAGGCCGAACGCGCCATTATGAAGCAATGGAATCGGGCTGTTGCCTCAAATATAAAACTGGATGAGCAGGCAAATCAGGCTGTCCTATGGTATTACGAGCAGAGCCTGTATTACAATTTGGGTGTCAAGTCAGCTAGATCGGAGAGCTTTTCAGATGGAGCCAAAAACTTACTCAATGCCAGAGGAATCCCCTTCACCGATGCCGAGCTCGCTGGAGCTCGAAACCTCCGCAATGCGCGTCAAACTCCAGCAGAATCGACAAGCATTGCAGGAACAGGGAATCCAATCAGCGTCGGAGAAACTGCGCCAGCTGCAGGAACAACAGTAACCAGGAGCCGCCGAGCTCCAACTAAGGGAGCTCAATAATGGCCGAGTCACTAGAGCAGCGCATCGGTTCCATCCTGCCAGAGCCGGCAATGGAAGAGCCGGCAACCGGCGATATGCCGCTGGAGCCGATGCCTGCCGATGTGGAGTCAATGGGCGCAGATGTTGCCCCGGTAGTTGACGAGCCCAGCATGGACGGCGTGCAGGTCGCGGGCCTGACTGACAAACTAATTCGTAAAGCAGTAACCAGCGCAGAGAAACGTGCCGGTCGGTCTATCGTTACCGACGCAGATCCAGCGGCCATGCTGCCAGAGCCAGGCAAGGTCGGTCGCTACACTGTCATCCCTGAAGCGCCACAGACGACTGTAGACGCCATACAGAAGGCCACACAGGCACGCAAAGCAGCCGGTGCCACAAGGGGCAAGCCGTCTGTTACGCCGGCTGAGAAGGCCGCTGGCGTGACCGTAGAGCCATTTAACTTGACCCGGTATCAGACGGACGACGCGGCAGCCGTAATTGGTGGCGTGGCTGATTCGCTTGGCATCAAAACACAGCGCGTGACGTTTGAGCAGATCAAGCAAAAGGCTGCCGACGGCGGCATCGATGAGCAGTTTCTTGCCAGGCTTGTTTCCCCTGACGGGAAGATGCTGCCCAACGCTGTCGAGACATACAAGGCGCTGCAGGTATTGGAGTCGAGCGCTGTCGAACTAGACCGCCTGTTTAAGCTGGTGGACTCTGGCCTGGCCAATGAAGTTGATAAGCTGGCACTGCGCCAGCAAATATCCTTTCACGGCCTGGTGCAAAAAGGAGTTAAGGGCATACAGACTGAGACAGCCCGAGCCCTGGCTGTATTTCGCATCCCGCGTGATGGTAAGTCGCAAGCGCTCAAGACGGTGCTCGATGAGTTTGGCGGCGACAAGTCTCTGTCTGACTTGGCTCGCTCATACCTGTCGCTAGAAACCCGTGCCGCAAAGAATGGCCTGGTCGAGAAGTCCATGTTCTCTGGCGTCAAAGATGTTTGGATGTCAACATGGATCAATGGCCTGCTGTCTTCTTTTCCAACGCACGTTAAAAACATTACATCAAACGCACTGTTTGGCCTGTACCAGATACCGGAGCGTGCGGTGGCTGGCTTGTATTCCAACTACCTGCCGCAGAAGATGCGAGCCGGCGAGCTTCCTAAAGGTCTGCGCTGGTTTGGTGATCGGGTGCCTGGGAGCGCTGAAGAAAAGATTGCTTTGGATGAAGCGCTGACAATGGTGCTGTCCCTGCGCAATGGTGTGGCAGAGGGTTTTGAGCTGGCGTCCAGGGCGTTTAAATCCAACACTCCGCAGCTGGATATTGCCAGCAAGGTTGAGCTCCAGCGCATGCCGATGGAGACAATGGGGGAAACACTGCAGCGTATTACTGGTGCGCAAGCGGATAGCTTTTTTGGAAAAGGCTTAGATTTTTACGGTAAGGCGATTACCTTACCTGGCCGCGCATTGATGACCGAGGATGAATTCTTCAAGTCTGTGCTGTACCGCATGGAGATGAATACGCTGGTAACCAGGCGGGTCAAGAAGGTCTACCGCGACGCGCTGGATGGTGGCATGAGTGACCAGGACGCGCTGGCCAAGGCTGCGGCTGAGACTGACATTCTGATGAAAAACCCACCTGCTGATATGGATGAGGCGGCCATGGCGTTTGCCAAGCAGGGTACTTTTACAGCTGATTTGCCGCCAGCATTGCAGAGTTTGCAGCGCATATTTAATCACCCAGCGCTAAAAATAGTGGTGCCATTCTTTAAGACGCCGGCAAACATTGGCCTCAATGTTATTGAGCGCACACCATTTGCGCCGCTGTCATCACGCTGGCGTCAAGATATTGCCGCCGGAGGAATCCAGCGCGACATGGCAATGGCGAAAGTGTCGCTTGGCACAACCACACTGACGGCCTTTGCGCTGTGGGCGGCAGAGGGTAACTTGACTGGCCGAGGCCCAGACCGCAAAGAAGAGCGCGACGCATTGCTACGCACCGGCTGGCAGCCCTACAGCATGAAGCTGGGGGACAAGTATTACAGCTACCAGGGCATGGAGCCAGTCGCTGCGCTGATGGCCATTGCATCAAACTATGCTGAGTACGCAAAGTATGAGCCAGACGCCAGCAAAGTTGAGGAAGTATTTATGGGCGCAGTCTATGGCATGTATGAGTACATGAAAGAGCAGCCATATCTGCAGGGTATCGCTGACGTAGGCAAGCTGATCGGCTTTGACCAAAACAACAAGGTTGATGGCGAAAAGATTGTCAACGGCCTGGTCAAGCAGTTCGGCGGTTTTATTATTGGCGGCAGCCCGATGCCTGGCACAACGTCATTAGTGGCCAGTATTGACCGGCTGATGGATCCAACAAAGAAAGACACGCGGGCTGATCCTAATCTACCGATGGGTGTGCGCGGGTTTGTTGAATCGTTTAATCAGTACCGCAGCCGGCTTCCTGAATATAGCGAGTCAATGGTTGAGGATTTGAATCTTTGGGGTGATGCCCAGAAGCGCAGCCAGGGAAACCCGTTTGAGCTGATCTCGCCAACTAAAGTATCGTCGGAGCAGTTCTCTGAGGTTGATGATTTGCTGGTTGAAATACAGTCGCCGATTGGCGTGCCTGATCGTAAGACGTCGTTTACCGTGGGCCAGGGTGATGGCGCAATGTCAACAACGATTGAGTTGTCGCCAGAGCAGCGCAATCGATTGCTGACAATTTACGGCAAAGAGACTGATGCCAAAGATGCAATATTGCAGACAATGAAAATGCCTGGGTATGACATGCTGCGCTTAGACGACAAGCAGAAGATCGTCCAAAAAGTGCATAGCGAATATATGAACAGGGCAAAGCGGCAGCTGATGATGGAATACCCAGAAATACAAGACAAGATAATTGAGACAAAAGAGCTGCAGGGCGAGCGCGGCATCTATTACAAACCGGACTAAGCAAGTAAAATTTAACCAGGAAAGGTTGAAACATGGGCGTGCCAATTAGCAACGTGCCTCGAAGGGTGGTCTATACCGCAAGCGGTGTGGGGCCATACGCTTTCACGTTTGAAATATTGACACAGGTTGACATTGGCGTTTATGAAGGCGACACACTGCTGACGCTGACAACGGATTACTCCGTCACAATTAACGAAAATGGCACTGGCTCAGTCACTCTTGTTTCTGCCGCATCCGACAACATTACTATTGTCGGCTTAAAAACAATTGAGCGCACCACTGACTTCACCACTGGTGGCGATTTCTTTGCCAATACCCTTAACAACGAATTTGATGCGCAGACTATCTTTATCCAGCAGGTTGCCGAGACGGCAGATCGTGGATTAAAAGCGCCAGTCACTGACCCAACTGATGTCAACATGACCCTGCCTCGCAAGGCAGATCGTGCAAATAAGTTTTTGGCATTTAACTCCGTTGGCGACCCAGTACCCGGAGAGACACCACCAGAGCTGACTATTATTGGTGACAACATTAGCTACATCCAGACCATTGGCTCAGACTTGGCTGGCACTGGGTTTGACTACGATCTTGGCAGTGTTTCTGATTCTGCTAGTGGCGCTCCTGCTGGCACTCCAGATGGTTATATCATTGGCGTTTACAACGCGCTAGACGACATTGAGGCAATCCAAGACGACACGGCCAACATAGCGATTGTCGCAGGCATTGCTGCCGATGTGACTACGGTCGCTGACATTGCCGCTGATGTAACTGCGGTGGCTGGCGTTGATGACGTTGACCTAGCGGCTGTTGCGGCTATCGCTCCAGATGTCACTGCGGTGGCAGCGATTGATACTCAAGTATCCACTGTAGCTGGTATTGCTGCCAATGTAACTACTGTGTCTGGGATATCAGCGAACGTGACTACGGTCGCAGGCATATCCACTAACGTCACAACGGTTGCCGGTATTTCATCTGCGGTTAGTACCGTAGCCGCTGACGGAACAGACATCGGCATTGTGGCTGGTATATCCAGCAGCGTCACAGCACTGGCCCCTGTCGCCTCAAACATTACTACTGTGGCTGGCATCTCTGCGGATGTCACCGCAGTTGCTGCCGACGCGACCGACATTGGCACTGTCTCAACGAACATTACTAACGTAAACACGGTAGCCACGAACATTGCATCGGTAAATACAGCGGCATCTGACATCTCCAAAATCATTGACGTTGCCAACGATCTCAATGAGGCCGTGTCTGAGATTGAGGTTGTCGCCAACAACATTACCAATGTCAATGCGGTCGGGACAAACATAACCAATGTCAACACCGTTGCGGGCATTAGCGCCAATGTCACAACAGTCGCTGGGATATCTGCGAATGTTACGACGGTTGCTGGTGTCAGCGCGAATGTTACGACTGTCGCTGGCATCTCGGGCAACGTCACAACCGTGGCAGGCATATCGTCTGCGGTTAGCACTGTGTCTGGCATCAGCGCAAATGTCACCACGGTATCAGGCATCAGCGCAAATGTGACCACCGTGGCCGGTATTAGTTCTGCTGTTACTACAGTGGCTGGCGACTCTGCTGACATTCAATTGCTGGCAGACAACATTGGCACAATTGCTTCTAAGGCTAACGCTGGGGCGAACAGTGACATAACCTCGATGACTGCGGTGACATCAATCACTAGCACAGGCGCATTGACACTGGCCTCTGGCGGTACGAATCAAGACATAACGATTGACCCTAGTGGCACTGGCAAGGTTAGCATCCCCTCTGATTTAGAAGTTACTGGCACGCTTGATTGCGGCTCAATTGCATAAGGACTAGACATGGCAACCACTCTCAAATTACGTCGTGGCACAACGGCACAGCACGCGACATTTACTGGCGCTGCTGGTGAGGTAACGGTAGACACGGACAAGGAAGTAGTCGTCGTCCATGACGGCGCTACTGCTGGTGGGTTCCCAGCAGTCAGAGCTGGTGGCACAGTGACTGCTTCAGCCGGTACTGTTTCTGCCCCAGCAATCACTACGACCGGGGATACGAACACAGGCATTTTCTTCCCTGCTGCGGATACGATTGCGTTCTCCGAAGGTGGTGTCGAGAGAATGCGTCTTGACAGCGCAGGAAATCTTGGGGTTGGGACGGCTACCCCAACACAAGAACTGACTGTTTACCGTGACCTTAATGGAGGCGCTGTAATTTTAGTCGATAACCCTAATGCGGGCACTTCGGCAAACGCGGCGCTCATTTTATCGCCTGAATCGGGGGCTGTAAATTTTGTCGCTAATTCTTCGACAAGCACTAGCGCAGCAATTACTGGCGGGGCACTGGGCGCGGGTCTTTATACAAGCTCGGCCCTTAGTAACGGTTTGTCTGTCGGTACTACTGCTGGCCCAGTAAAGTTTTTTGCCGGGAGTACAACTGCGGAGCGTATGCGTATCAACGACGCAGGCAACGTGGGGATTGGGACGACTTCACCTAATGATGAATTAACTGTTGTTGCTCCTGTTGGTGCTGTTGTTGTTAGCGCGACTGGCGCAACTGATTCCATTTTCAGGGCTGTTTCTTCTCCAACCGGAACCAGCTATTTTGCAATGGGTGACACTGACGATGTTTTTGTTGGTGGCCTCGAATATACCAATTCAGATAATGCCCTAAGAATATGGGCAAATAACGCTGAACGGATGCGTATCAACGCCTCCGGCAACGTGGGGATCGCAACTACAGTTCCGCAAGGATTGTTACACGTTGTAGGTGGAGGCGCTGTTGCGTCTGGTATTTTTGCTTCCAGTGGTGCAGATACCACAAATCTTAGCGGAACACCACCTTTGTTAAACGTGCTATATGGCAGTTCTTTGCGGAGTTGGGCGCCAGCAACAGAAACTGAATTCTTGCTTGAGCGAGGTGGGAATGTTGGGCTTACTCTGGCGGTGGACGCGTCAGGACTTTGCTCCATAAATTTTGGTGATCCAGATGATGAAGATGTGGGTGAAATACTTTACGCCCATTCTGACAATTCGATGCGCTTTATTACAAATGCTGCGGAGCGCGCCCGCATTACCTCCACTGGTGATTTTCTGGTGGCAACAACGTCAGAAGATCAGCCCGGACTATCAAACAACACCGTAGCTATAGCTTTAAACTCAAACGGCCAGTTTTTTGCTTCGTCTGCTAGTCAGCCCGGATTTTTTAACCGTACTGCTGACGGTGCGATTATGACTTTCCAGAGCGCAGGAACAGCAGAAGGCAACATCTCCATCGCTGGCTCAACCACATCATACAACGGTGGTCACTTGTCTCGCTGGGCGCAAATGCTTACCAAGCCTGACTTGCTAAAAGGCACAGTGATGTCAAACCTTGATGACATGAACGTATACATCGATGCTGACGGCAACACGGTTCAGAACGAACAGCTCAACAAGGTCAAGGTGTCAGACGTTGAGGGTGATGCCAATGTCGCTGGTGTGTTCGTCAACTGGACGCATGACGATGCCCACAATGTAGACGAGATCAATATGGCGATGACGGGCGATATGATTATCCGTATTGCTCAAGGCGTAACCGTGCAGCGCGGTGATCTACTGATGTCTGCTGGCGATGGCACGGCCAAGCCGCAGGGCGACGATATTGTGCGCTCTAAGACTATCGCCAAGGTTACATCTACCCACGTTACCTGCACATACGAGGATGGTTCGTACTGTGTGCCTTGCGTACTGATGGCCTGTTAAGGAGAACGCAAATGATCGAAACACTGCAAATTAAATTGGTTGCGTTGGAGGCGAAGAATGCCTGACTGGTTGACTAACCTTGGCGTGGGTATCGCTGCTGCTGGCGCTGGTGCTTACGGTATGTATCAGAAGGTCATGGCCGACAGCCGCAACAACAAGGCTGCTGATGCCACTGACGCTGCTTGGCAGCAGGTGATCGCTACCCTGCGTGAGGAAGTCTCACGCCTGTCTGATCGGCTGGCTGCTGTCGAGGAACAGAACCGTCGGTGCGAGGAGGCGAACGATGCCCTGCGCGAGGAACTGATTGCCATGAAGAAGCAACTGCAACTGTTCTGATATGTGGATCCACTAACACTACTTGCTGCTGCCAATGCTGCCGTTTCTGCGGTAAAGGCCGGTTGTAAACTTTACAAGGATATTAAGGGAGCAGCCGGGGACGTCAAAGAAGTATTAGATGATCTGAAGTCGCAGTTCCAGAAGATACCGAATCCGAGTAACGCGCAAAAGATTCAGTTCAACGAGGAAGTGCAGCGGGTGCAGGAGATTGCCAAGGCTGATCCGAACGATGTGTTCCTGCGGATCGGCAATGATCTTGGCGCACTGATGGATGCTTACGATGCTATCGGCAAAGCGTTCATCCAGCAGGAAGCAGAAGCAAAGGAAGTGTACGCAGGCACAGAGTCTATTGGCAAGCGGGCTTTGAACCGTGTGATTATCCGGGCAAGGCTGGATGCCATGATTGTGGAGCTGCGGGAGACGATGGTCTACAAAGCACCGCCAGAGCTGGGTGACTTATGGACCAAGTACGAGAAGATGTGGAAGCAGATCATTGTCGAGCAGGACGAAGCGCACAAGCGCGAGACGGCAAAGATGCAGACAGAGGCACTCATTAGGCGCAGGGCTATTAGGAAAAGAAAAGAGGAAGCGGTATGGGTTGGAGCAATCCTTTTCGTCGTGGTGTGGCTCCTCGGCGTGCTGCTCCTACTTCGTCTCAGCCAGACGTACCGTGGGTTTTATTGATCTGCGTGCTAGTCATGGCCCTGACATTTGCGGTGGTTATACCTGTGCTGGGGGTCATGTACATGGATATGTGGAACGCTACCCAGGCAGCGGCCTATGAGATACGCAAGATGCGGGACTTACGAAAACAGATTATCAACGAAATGAGGGAGGATAAATGATAACTGAAGACCAACTAAAACAGATGCTACCCAAAAATCCGCATGTGGCCTACTGGCACCACGCGCTTGAGCAGCTGCTGCCTGACTACGAAATCAACACACCACAGCGAATCGCTGCTTTCATTGCCCAGTGTGCGCATGAGAGTGGCAACTTCACTGCCTTGAAAGAGAATCTAAACTACAAGCCGGCAGCTCTGCGCAAGATATGGCCACGGCACTTCCCCACTGACGCTATCGCCAATGACTACGCCACCCGCCTGGACAAGCAGCGACACATTGCCAACCGTGCTTATGCAAACCGCATGGGTAATGGCGACGAGGCCAGCGGGGACGGAGCCAAATTTTTGGGAAGAGGTCTGATTCAGCTCACGGGCCGCAACAACTACCAGGCATTTGCCGACAGCCTGGAGATGAACATCAACGATGTGCCGGAATACTTGGGGACATTTGAGGGTGCCGCCCAGTCTGCCTGCTGGTTTTGGGAGGCCAATAATCTGAACAGGTTTGCAGACAAGGGCGACATCAAGGGTTTGACCAAGGCGATTAACGGTGGATTCATTGGCCTGGAGGATCGCATCAAGCACTACAACCACGCACTGAGCGTGATGCTGGGAGCGCACTAATGAGATGGCTGCTAATTTTTTTGGCTCTCGCCGGCTGCCAAGATCGGTTCCGTTACCCTTGTCAAGACCCAAAGAACTGGGAGGCGACCGAGTGCAAGCCACCGATTTGCACCGCTACCGGAACCTGCCCCAATGATGTGACTCAACCAGAGAAAGTGAAGCCATGAACATTCACCCAACTGAAGAACAACTCAACGCCTATCTCAAGTTTGTAATTGGCTTGACCTTCTGCATGATCTTAATATTGATGGCCGCACTGTCCATGTACTCTGTGGTGTTTGTGACGCAGCCAATGTCAGGCATGGCTCCGGCAGATAAGCAGTTCTTTCTGCTGCTGTCGGACATGAGCAAGTACATCTTGGGTGCGCTGGCCACGCTGATCGCTGTCAAGGGTAAGGATGCGCTGCCCCAGTTCATACCGCCAAACCTGTCCAAGCCAGAGCCGGAGACACCAAAGCCTGCGCCTGTGGTGACCACGACCACGACGATTGTGCGGAGCACTTCGGAGGAGGTAACGCCGGTGACCACAAGCGCCAGCGGCAAGCTCGCACCACCGCCGGCACAGGAGCCAGAGATTTCTGAGCCACATCCATCTGCCCGACTATAAGGAGAGCACCATGAGAAAACTGATTGCACTTATTGCGTTTGTCCCGCTGATTGCGTTTGCCGGTGGCGAGATGAAGAAGGTCTGCCGCGAAGATCCAAAGACCAAGAAAGAAGTTTGCAAGATAATTAAGGTTCATAAGAAACTCGAGGGTACAAAAATACCGGAGAAGAAATGAACCCTTGGCTGATCCTTGGTTTTGTACTGGCCGTCGCCACAGCTGGTGGCGCTGGCCTGTACCAGGGACGCGAGCTCGGCATGGCCGAGGTGCAGCAGAAGTGGGACAGGGAGAGAGCAGCACAGGAGGCTGAATATGCAGCCGCCCAGGCTGCAGCCCGTGAGAAAGAGCAGGCATTGCAGGCCAGTGCCGATTCACTGAGGAAGGAAAAAGACCGTGAGATCCGTGATCTTAATGCTCGCGCTACCGCTTTGGCTAACAGCCTGCGCGACCGCCCGACCCGCCCCACCACCGAAGCCAGTACCTTGCCCAGTACCGCCGGCAATGGATCCACTCCCGCCGGATGTACTGGAGAAAAACTTTACCGCCCGGATTCAGAATTTCTTGCAAGGGAAGCTGCCAGAGGAGACGAGCTCCGCGCCCTCCTCAAGCAGTGCCACGCCCAGTACGAAGCAATAAGGCGATAGCAGCTCTGGCCAGGGTATGTGACCTCCTTCACGCTGAGAGCCCTGGCCAGTTCCCCCGACTAATCCTCGGGGGTTTTTTCTGTGGGCATGGCGGCACCCAGCGCTGCGTTACGTTTTGAGTAGGCAGCTGAGTGTCGCAGTTTCTTGACCTGCTCCATTCGATTGAGCGTCTCCTGGTTGAGGTCGCGCAGTTTCTTCAGCACTGACATGCGCTCCCGTGGCGTGCGCTTACCAGCCCTGGCTGTCTTATCTGCTATGTCTTCGTAGGTGTTTGCCCAGGATTCCAAGTCAGGCATGGTGCAGTGAATGGCCGTCGTGCCGTCATCCTTTGGCACCAGCAAAGGTATGTCGGTTGATTCTGCAGAAGGTTCGGCAGATTCGGCAGAATCATTCTGCAGCTCTACCTCAATCACATCAGCCACCACCTCGGCCACCGCTACGGGCTCGGGCTCTGCCGGTGGTGCTATCAGATCCAATGGATTAGCAGGCATCGGTGTGATGTCTTTGATCGGCTGGCCGCTGTTTTCTGTTGGGTAATCCTCTGCCTCCTCTGCGCTGATCAGCCCTTTGAGTACGTCAGGGAAGGCGTCACGCAGGGCAAAGCCACGGGCTCGCATCTGCAGCATGCGCTTTGGGTACGCAGTCCACGGCCCCTGCTTGCCCCACAGCCCGGCACGCTTGGCATCCTCGACGCTAAACTTGGCGGTCACTGGCGTGCGGTTCTTGCGCTTGGCTATGCAGACCGCAACCGGGTTGGAGGAGTCTGCGTTTTCCAGCGTTTCTTCGATACCCTCGCATACTGGACTGGCTTGCACCAGGGCGGCCATTGCATCACCGTAGACGCTGGGCTTGCCATTGATCACAGCGATATTCTGCAGCGCCTGCATGGGTGCCAGGCCGAGCTCATATCCCCATTGAACGCAGACCATAATATCCTGCGGCTTTCCCTGGTACGCACGCGGCACCATGCTGGACTCAGCCAGCATTTTAGAAAACTCCATTGCTTCGCCCATAGTAGCGGGAGCGAATCCCTTAGTTGTAGTCAATTGCATCATCATCCCCTGGCACATAAGTATTTAATGTCTGCAGCAGCAAGACAGACAGGCTGTCCACCACTTCGTTTGCTTGCTCTTCTGTCATGGTCGGCACCGCATTCAGCAGCGCGACGCAGGCTGCAGCGTGCGCTTGCTCAATGTCGGTCAGCTCTCGGTCGCTCATGAAATCTCCTTGATTGACAGCGTCGATTGCCGGATAGCGTAGGCATCCTTGGCCGGCACGATACGTTGAGGCGCTGCCTTGTAGTAGCGCATGGGCCAGCGAACTTCGTAGGCACCGACCTTCGCCCTGCCTGCGTCGCCCATCATGGCCTTGAGCTCTGTCTCTGCCTCTGCGCGTCTGACCTCGGCTGCCTTGATGTCTGCCGTGGCCGCCAGGATCTGGTCAACCAGCTGGTTTGCTTTGACTGGCAGGTGTGCAGTGCGGCTATCGTCAGCTGCCGGGAACATGCGGTCGGCATCCTTGCTGCTCGCTGGTGCGTAGAAATCGATCTCGCCATTTGATTTGAATTTTTCGAGCTTGGACTGAAACTCAAGCACGGCAGCCTTGATGGTGGCCAGCGTCTGTGCGTGCGGCTCGAACAGAAAGATCCGAAGCGTGGTTCCCTGGTACAGCACGGCCACGCATCCCCACTTTGCCTGCATGATGTCCATCTGTGCCTGCAGCTGCACTGGCCCGCGGTACAGAGCCGGCATATCCTCTGGCGCTACAGCTGTGAGCTTGGCCTCGAGCACGCCCACGCCGGCCAGCTCTATGCTTTCTTTGCCGACCACGAAGATGCCGGCGTCTGGGTCGGTGCGCACTACCTGGCCAGCGCCATCGGCACAGCCATCCAGGCTACAGGCCAGCGGCAATGTTTCGTGATAGAACGCTTTGCTAAACTCAGTCTTCAGATCCAGCAACTGCAGGCGCTTGGCCGTCTCCCGCAGGATAATTTCCTCGAGCCGGTCGCCCCAGGCCATCGATTCATTCTGCGCAAAGTCTGTCTCTTTGCCGGTGATGGCGTTGATGGTTGCCTGCAGCTCATCATTTGGGGTCTGATACTTTGAGAGCCCAAGCAGCGCAGGAAGCCGGCTGGCTGACATCATTGTATTGGGGGTTAGCTTTCCTGACATGTTTCCTCCTTGAGTTTATAGACGCGCACGACCCTGGCATGTGCGGCCTTGTGAATAGCCTCGGTGTAGCCGATGGCTATGAATTTTTTTGATTTAAAAACAGCGCCGAGCACTGATGGATGCACGCCCTCTGGCAGGTTGATGGCCTTGCGCACTTCGTTGATCGACACCTGGCCATGCTGCTTGGCTATGTCTGCAGCGATGGTGCGGCAGTGCTCCAGGAAGTCTGAGTCCCGCATTTCAAAGAACGCCAGCTGGGCGTCCCGCAGCATCTGGCCGGTCATCATATGACACCACCGATGCACAAGATAATGACCATGATGATCAAGGCGCAGAGTGCGCCATTAAAGAAATCGTCGTTCATGCTGCACTCCTTTGCATTAGGTTAGCTACTTGGCTGGCACCCCAGGTCTGGCCTCCACGGGCTGTCAGCACACCGCGAGCTGTCAGTGCGGCTGCGATTGAGCGCAGGCTGGTGGATCCTGTCTTCGCCACAATGTCGGCGATGATTGGCTGGACGCGAAGGGCAAACTGATCTGCGTTTGCCTGGATGCTGGCGATGCCGGCAGCCGAGCCTGCTGTTGGGTTTGGGCTGCCGAGCTTGACGCCGCGTGCCTTGGCCGCCTGCAGAGCTGCCTTAGTGCGCTTGCTGATCTCTTCACGCTCATGCTGGGCGACCACTGCGCGGATACCGAACTCCAGGGTGCCGGCATGCGGCATGTCAGCTGCGAGGATCTGCACGCCTGAGTCACGCAGGGTCAGCAGGAAGGCAGCCTGGCGTGAGAGGCGGTCGATCTTGGCGATCAAGAGAGCTGCGCCGGTGGCTTTACACATAGCGATAGCTGCGGCCAGCTGTGGCCGGTCATTGTGCTTGCCTGATTCGATCTCGGTAAACGAGTGGATGATGCCGTCTGTGTACTGCGAAACGGCAGCCTGCTGGGCTTCGAGGCCAAGACCTGACGCGCCCTGGCGGTCTGTTGATACGCGGTAGTAGGCTACATATTTGGACATTTTACGCTCCTGTATCTCGGTGGCGGTGCGGTCGGAAGTGACCGTGAACAGATCCTCGCATATATCACCGTGATATGTCAACAACCCAAACCAATAATTCTTTGTGGTATTTTTACCACTACCGGCGCAGGGAAATTGCGTGCTATCTTCCAGATATATTTCAAGGGGGTGTCATGGAACAAGAATACAAGCAGCTGCTTGTGCGCTTTCGGGTTGAGACAAAGGATCTGCTGGATGCCGCAGCCAGGGATCAGCGCAGATCGCGCACCAGTATTATTGAGGAGCTGGTGATTGAGTCGCTCAAGCCCAGGTACAGCTCGACAGAGAACAGGCTGAACAAGCTCTTGGGTGCTGGATGAACGGTCGCGGAGCTCGCAACAAGGGCGCAGCCGGTGAGCGTGAGGTGGCCAAGATACTGACCGACAACCTGGGGTTTGTGGTCAAGCGCAACCTGGGACAGGCCAGGGACGGCGCTGATGACATCACGATTGAGAAGTTCAGGATCGAGGTCAAGCGCAAGGAAGCGCTGGCCATCGACAAGTGGAGCGCCCAGGTGGAAGCCTGCGCGAAGCCTGGTGAGGTGCCGGTGGTGATTTACAGGCGCAGTGGGCAGCCCTGGCGGGTGTGTCTGCTGCTTGATGACTTTATCCCGATGTTGCGGGATCAACTCGAAGGGGAGTGCAATGCAGAAACTCAAACTGGCTCTGCCAACCATGAGCAAACCGAAAGAAAAGAAGGTTAAGGACACCACCGCGTCGGTTTGGAACAACGACTGGGTGTATGTGCCGGCAGGTGAGACAGACCTATCCAAGAAGTTTCGACGCATCCGTCGGGAGCAGGCACTAGACCAGGCAAAGGCCATGCGGAGGGTCAAATGACCACCGGCGAGCACATTGTCGCAGGTGTGTGGGCTGGCGGCATTGTGGCCGGCCTGGCTTTTGCCTTCTTCATTATGCCGCACAGCCACAGCCAAGCGCAGTGGCAGCGCATCTGCCAGATGGATAGCTTTCACCCTGACATCACGGCCAAAGAGCGTGAGGTATGCCAGGCACTACGCAAGAGGAAGCTCTGATGGCCAAGACTAAGCGATTGCTGCGGTGTTTCTGGATGTGGAAGACCAGCGGATTAGGCTGGATTTCAGCGGTGAAGGCGACCAGGCGGTATCACAGGCGGTTCCATGGCTGATGCGCCCTGCGCTCTGTGTGGCCGCATGCACCCGTACACCGAGCCTGTCACCTTAAATGGCCAGACAGTCTGCACCTACTCAGAGGAGTGGCGGTTTGAGTGCGAGGTGCGCTGGGCGCTGAAGCTGCCGGACAAGGCCAGGAAGCCCCGAATTACCAAACTTGATTACCTGAATGGCGTGGAGCAGCAGCGCGGTTCAGTTGAGAGAACAAAGCTGCGTACCGAAATGATAAGGAGATACAAAAATGGAAGTTCCAAATAAGAAACACA